ACTTCAGATTGTGTTAATTTAAGGCTAAGTATCTCTAATAAATCAAAATCCTGTTCGAGATTTACTCGAACAAAACTATCTTCATTTATTTTAGTTCGTATTCTATAGGATTTAGGCATATCGTTACTATTACAGATAAATATTTGGTCTGATAAAATTAAAGGTAGGTTAGTTATTAATTATGTAAATTAATTAAGTAACCGATGGTTGTCCCATTGCCTTTAATCTAATAACAATGTCTTTGTTTTCGAATTTAACTTGAAATGACTGGTTTGGTTGTGAAAATATTGTTCCGTCAATCAAACCAATTTGTTTAGTACTAGTGTTTGAATAGGCTTGTGATACCTGATTCTGTGAATACCTACCCCCAACATTATTAAAAACTCTAAGGTCGGAAATATTGATTACCCCATTTTCTGATGTTATATCTTTACTCAATATTCCTGTAAATATGTCTTGTCCCATTTCCCTATTATCTGGTGAGAAAAACTCACTTACTTTACTAATAACATTTGTAACAATTTCTGATTGGTTGAATCCTGGGTCAACAATTAAGTCGACCTCTATACTCAAATCAATAATCTCAGCTGTGGTAACATTTATATAATCATTCAACATCCTATAATCTGAAAGATATTCAGCGATATTATTCATCATTGTTGAACTTACATTCGATGTTAGTGAGCCATCTTCACTATATGATAATAGATTAACCACAACCTTATTTTCAATCTCCATAACACCAACCTTAGCTGGAGCTCCAAATATTGAAGGCATTGTTTGTATTCTAGACACGTAATCATTGATTGTAACCGCTCGTTCCTGAGCTGAAAAATTATAAGATATATAATTTCTAATTTCCTCTGTTGTTGGTTGATTTGCTCCGCCAATTGCGGAAGTAATATTATTAATCATAAGAGAACTACTCACCATAGTATTAACATTAGTTATAGGTCCATTAACATTAAAGTCTATCGTACCTACAGTAGTTATTGAATTTGGTCCAACATTTGTGGCTTTACCACCACCAACTCTATATTGTATGAATAAAGTACTATTAGATTTAGGTGCTTTTCCTAATGAAAAATTATTCATGTATTGTTGCAGGTCTAGTTTATACCCTGTTGAAGCTAAATCATCTAATGAATCTTCCGCGGATACACTACCACCACCCATAGTTAAGTGGAAAAATCCTTGTGGTGTATATTCCGTAGTAAATCTTTGGTCTGTATTGACCCATTTACCGATTTTAATACCTGGATTATCAGATATTTTATTAAAGTCTTGTATAAAAACCTTATCTTGTGCTAAAGCACTTACCTCATACCACTTATTTGTTGAAGTTATAAACTCTGTTCCTTTAGGTAACGCTTGTATATTCGTACCATCCTTTTGAATAACAGCTGTAACACCTAAAATATTCTTTTCTGGTAAAAATATCTTAATGAAAGGTCTAACATCTGAAGATGTAATGACTTTCTTAAATATTTTAGTAACCCCGTTAACAACAACCTCTCTTTTTGTTATTGTGTAATTAAGAACATTACCATTGGAATCAAATGTTGGTACTTTTGTTCTATTAGGATGTCCTTTTGAGTCAAATGGGGTTGAAAAGTCAACGTCATTAACTAATTCAAACACTTGTCCACCTCCCTTAAATTGTGAATTTCTTCTAAGTAACCCCAAATACCTAGTATCTTCCTTGTCACCTAGTGTTGGGACTGTTATACTGATGTCTACAACCGCAACAGAAGGTCTGTTTCCTGGTATCTTTAATCCATAGGTCTTAGCTATGTTATATAATGAACCTCTTTGTTGTGCATATTGTAGAACAGTCTCTTGTAGACTTCTATCAATATGATAGTTCAAATTATCACCAATTGCAGCGTTTAAATCCAATAATACTGAGAAGATAGACGCGTCATTAGCATTTTTAATTAAATCAGGATATTGTTCCTTAACGTAAGTAAGTAAATCAGTTCTTAAACCTACAAAATCTCTTTCTGTATATGATATTTTATTATTCCCCATACTATAAATTTATTATAACGAAATCTCTTGTCTCAAAAGCACCTCCAGTTGTGGTGAAATCGACCCTTATTTTAGCTGTATATTCTTCAGTTCCTCCACCAGCAACTCTATAAACCCTATCGTCATTATCTGTAACTAATACACCTTCACCTTCCTCAGCTTCAGTAAGTGGTGTAATATCTATCTTATCAATCCTTAAATTTGGTATATATTTGTCAACTTGTTCCCTAATCTCAGACTCTATACTCTCAAATGTCTGATTATCCATAGGTTCAAATATATATTCATATAATCTTGTTCCAAAATCAGGTAAATAATACCTCATACCTTTCCTTGTTAACAATAAATGAATTAGATTAGCCTTAATCTCTTCATCTGGTGTAGTTGTTAAATCAAAAGCGTAACCTAAGTTACTCTTACTAAGCGGAAAATTAATCCCATATGTTCCAAATTCAGACATTTTATTGTTTTACTATAAATATATTAATTCTTGCTTTGTTGGGTATTATCTTTAATCTCTGTTGTGTTGTCCTTATGACTACAATGTGGGCAAGTTATTTCATTCTCTTTAAATAATAAATGGTGGTCCGCTATGGTCCACCATTTATTACATTTACCACAATTAAAATGATAAAGTATTTCTTTACTATATTTATGATTCTTCACCTACTTTTAACGTTTCTAAATCAATATCAATCTCACAATTACCAGATGAACACGCTAACTCACCACTTAAATCTGTATTGTCTGTTACTTCAACAACTTGTGATAAATCAATCTTATGTAGTGATACCATCATCTCATCATATATTTCTTTTGTACAATCCTCAAATGGGGCTTGTATATATGTCCCACCGTCAAATGGTAATACCGATAATCCGTTATAAGCCTTTCTATTGTCCCACATCCATTCTCCTGCTGCATCCCATTCATGTTCTCTTAATGATACTGTAGCGGACACATTATGTCCATTTGAACCACTTCTATGTCCGGACTTAACCCATTCACTAGCAATTAACTTAATTCTTTCTAGTAATTGGAATGGTGATTCTGTTCTTAGTATGGACCCTTCTGGGGCTTTTTGTGGTATAGATATTACCGCTGTATCCCCTGGTCTAAAGTAATCGTCTTCCAATAATTCAGGATGATTAATTAATAAGTAAGTATAAATACTTTCATTCTTACCAACCCTAATCCTTCTAATATAATAATCATTATGCCAAGCATGAATACCAGAACTTGTTCCTAAAGTTAAAGAAGTTGTTCCTGCTGGTTTTACTGTTGTTGTTCTTGCTGCTTGATTTATTCCTATTAACTTGGCAACCCTAGTATTTTCTCTTTTAACTAATGAAGCTGATTTTTTCATATCATACTTAAGAACTTTACCAGAACCAATACCAGTCATAGATACCCCAATTAAAGCCTCTTTTTCAGTAGTTTCTTGCCATACTTCTCTTAAATAATGAAATTTTGTGTACCCAGCTTGTAATGTACCGATAAATGCTGCAGCTTTAACTCTTTCGTTTAAATCTTCTTGTGATTCAATATCTGACACATTTACTTCACATAAGTTACAGAATTGGTATGGTCTTAAAGCTATTTCACAACAAGGGTTGGTCCCCCAATCTTTATCATTGTTAAGGTATATACCCGGTTCACCTGCTCCAGATAGTTCTACACGTTTCCAAACCTCCATAAAAAACTCTTTAGTAATTTTATGTCTCATTAATACAGCGGAATTGTTAGCTCTACCTCTTTGTGGATTCAATTCCCACCAATTACCAGCTTTACATCCTATCATTTCATTATCATCTGCAGAAAATAAACTTATTAAAGCAGCTCTTCTAATACCACCAGCCAGTACAGCGTCTGCTATATAACAAATAATATCATGTGTTTCTAATGTTGTTAAATGTTCACCATTATCTTTAGAAGATAAAATTCCTTCAATCCTAACTAAACATTCTTTTAATGGTTGTGGTCCTGGAGCTTTTCCTCCTGATGTAACAAGTCTTGCTCCTTTTTCTCTAATATCTGAATAGTCAAATTCTACCCTAGAACCACCACCATTCATATACGATTTCATTAAAACTTTAACAGCATCGGCCCAACCTTCAATTGAATCTCCAATTAAAAATCTTTTCTTTCTTTTTGGGTATGGTTTTTGAATAACTGGTAGTTTTACTACATGATGTTTTTGAACCGAATACCCTACACCAGTACCTCCAAGCAGTAAAAACATTGTTTCGTTGAATGAATCGATTGAATCTATAGGAAGATATGCACAATTATATATCCTGTTTGGAGATATCTCACATGGTTTTCCTCCGAATTGCATTGACCTCATTGAAGGCAATACTTTTTTATCATATACGTATGTATACCTATCTCTAATTTGACCTTCTAACTCTGGGTACTTCTTAATATGCATGTTCATATTTCTTGTAACTAATTCCTCCCAAGTCTCTCTTCTTTGTAGTTTTTCTAAGTACTTTGCGTACTTCATATGAACTGTGATTTCTGATAAAATCTCACTTGATAATTCCATTCTCTATCTTTTATTTTTAATTATTTATTTGTCTATTTCTTCGGTCGAGTGCGTTTCTTACTCTTTCCGCATTTTTTGTTTCTTTTTGTTGTTCTAAATCTAACAACGTTTGTGATTGGTCTGTGTCTATCTCTAGATACTCATTATCAAACTTACAGTTTTCGAAAACAACACCATCTTTACCAATTCTAGATTTTGTTATAGCGATTGTAGCCAGTCCCAACTCTTTCTGTTGTAGACTCTTAGCTATTGATATGATAACGTGACCTACCTGTGCCTTCTTAATTGACCCACCCATCATATCTGTTGTTACTATATCAGATGAAATTGATGTTCTGTTTCCTTGTGCAGCTGTCCACCCAACAATATTTAATTCATTACACATAGTTTCGAATTGTCTCATAACTGACCCTTCACCTTTCCATTCATCTGAGAATATTCTATCTGGTAGTAAACAATCAATATAGTCTAATATAACCAAATCAATCTTAACGTCTTCAGCTATTAACTTTCTAATTTTATTCTTAATTTGACCAACATTCATAGTATCTGAAGGTAATTTCTCTAATAATAACTTACCCCTACCTTGATATTTTTCAATTTTTTCCAGTACTTCCTCTTTTCTAGTAGATTGTTCTTTAGATGAAATTCCTGTCCAACATGTTATATGTTTTCTTTGAATAATCTTTGGGTTATCCTCGAAAAATATATGTAATACATTAAAACCTAAATTATATGCTGTGTTAGCTACCTTAGTTAATACCGTACTCTTACCAACACCAGTTGGTGCTAAAAATACCCCAATTTCACCTTTAGCTAATCCACCATCTAATAAATTATCAATACCAGTAATTCCTGTTGGTACTGGTTCTCTAAAGTCATCCTCTAGAACTTCATCCAGTCCACTAAATGCATCCAATAAAGTCGCGTCAAGTTCACCAACTTGTATAGCTTCTCTAATATAAGCTTCACATTTATCATAAGATTCAAAATCACCATCATCTAAAATTTTATTAACTTTGTTAATGGCTTTTTTTAATTCTTGTTGTTTACAGAACTTTAAAGATTTCTCTTGAATCCATAAATGGTCTTCGTATGGACATTCTTTAATGTCCTTTAACATATCGAAGATATTCTTTCTAGCTATTTCTGAAGTTACTTCTATTCTCGCTATCTGGTCTAAAGCATCAAAAGATGGAGGCACACTATATTTCTCATAATACTCCTTTATCATTTGCATAATCAATTTAAAGTATTGATTATCAAAGTACTTAGCCTCAATCACATCCACAATTGTTGTTGTGAAGTTTTTATCGAGAATAAGTTGATTAATTAGTTTTATTTGGAAATTATACCCTAGGTATCCAAAATTATTTTTATCACTCATATTTTACACAATTTACACATTAATAAATAGACCCATTTTACAATAAAACTTCTATTGGTGTCGTCTTTCTTAACGACATTATGTCAGTCAATCCGTTTAATATAGACGGTATCATCGGTCTAATATCAACAGTATACCTTACCCTTGTTGGGTAGATGTTTGACGGTAGGTACGTGGTCATTAGATTTCTACCATTTTCTTTAACTTCTATTTCAAAAATTTCGTCCTCAGAACCCTCCAAGTCTTGTTGACTTAGATATAATGTGTTGGTGTGTGAGTTATACTTATCATTAAGATAGTCAAAACTCCTGTTCTTTAAGTAGTCTAACACTCTACTCTTAATTAAGTTAAATTCGTCAATAAACTCTACTGATTCAACACTCTTAGGGTTGTAATTCCTAACATTAAAATACCTTTGGCAAATAATATTACCTTTAATTTTTAATATGAATTCGAATTTTGACATTCCTTTTTTATCCTTGTATTTATACATCTTTTTTATAGTTTTTAAAATTATACATTTCTTTTTTAATTAATTCCACAAATGGTTCAAAAAAGTCTAACCATTGATTGTTGTTCTTGGGTAGGAACTTGCTTAGTCCGTCTTTTAACGTCATTGTAACCACGTTCTCTATCTTTCGGTCTGTTGGGTCCATCGGTAGTTTTATGACATCTAAGATATCACTTTTTGCTTCATCGGTAAGGTATGGTAACTCCAAATCTACTAGTAACTTATTAACTCTAAAAAATTCTTTTCCTTTAATCCCACTCTTACACTTACCATTATATAAATTTAACAATCCTCGGGTAGTGTTACCGTCTTCTTCAACCAATCTTTTAGTTTTCTTTAAAACCTCGTCCAACCCAACTTCTCTCTCCACTATCTCTGGAAATAAAGATAGTAAAGTTTTTTCACCTAAGTACCATATACCTTCAATATTATCAGATTTATCACCCATAAGAACTTTAACTAACACAGTATTAACAGATGGGATGTCTGTTTTCCCAAATGTAACCTTGTCACCATCTTCTAAAATTATTCTTTTTCTCGGTAAGTATTGTGATACTTGTGGTCCTATAAGTTGTGTTAGGTCCTTGTCTTCACTCAATACAGTCTTAAACTCGTTTGGTGAATTCTGGCAGTAATACGCGATTCCGTCATCTGCCTCACACATGTCAAATTGACATTGTCTAATGAATAGTTCTTCTAAGTACTCTGAAATTCTATTCTTTTGTTCCATCATAGATTGGAACTGGTCTGTGTCCATCCTATTCTTCTTACGATTAGCTTTGTAAGTTTCTTGGATTTCTTTTCTAAAGTGACTACCTTTTGGTCCATCCCAAAAAATTACCACTTTATCGTAAGAGTCTTCTAATAAATGTTTTTGTAATGTAGTTACAAAATGGTATAAGCCCCCTAAATGTTTATCTTTATTATATACATTCTTAACACCATGAAACCCTATTTGTAGTATATTGTTACCATCTACTAATAACGTATTTTTCATTTTTCATATCTATATGGTTAAACACTCGTTTTCCTTTTTTTACTAAACTAACTCTAACAACTCAATTTCAAACTTTAAGTCTTTTCCAGCTAATGGATGATTCATATCTATAGCTACATCAGCCTCTCTAACTTCAACAATCTTACCTTGTATTGGTTGACCTTTTGGGTCTTTTCCTTGGACTATGGCATTTTCTTGAAATATAAATTCAGCTGGGAACTCTGACTTATTAGCTTTAATTACGGCTTCTTTTACATAATCACCATAAGCCTCTTTAGCTACAATATCCACTGTAGTTGTTTCACCTACCGCTAAACCTTTTACAGCGTCATTAAAACCTTTAATTAATTGACCATCGTCAATAGTGAATTCTAAACCTTCTCTATTTCTAGAGTTATCGAATTCTGTACCGTCAGTTAGTGTTCCAACATAGTGTACCTTTACTTTACTTCCTTCTTTTGCTTTTGACATAATTTCTAATTTTATTATTTATCTTCTTTTATTTCGAACCCTCCACCTGTTCCTAATTGTTGAGACCAGTATTCTGAGTGTTCTTCCTTATAATTATCGATTGATTGTTTTTCAATCGGTTTATCCCTCCCAGCTAAAAATCCGTGAGGAGTTATTAAAATTTTACCATCTTCATACCCTAAACCGTTAACGTGATTTTTCATAATTGTTACTTTGGTTCTAGTAGCAAATTTTACTTTTCTTTTTTCTTTAACCGCAGAAATATTTGTTGTGCCACCATTTTTTTGATTACCAAATCTAAATACTAATGTAGAATTTAACCATAGAGATTCTCCTCCCTTTGCTTTAATCTTTGGTTGTCCAAATGGATTGTCTGGTAACTCTACCCACGGTTGATTAACAATTAATAGAGTGTTTGTAAACTTTGACGTATCTTTTCTACTTCCAGATATTCTTTGGTTGATTCCCATACCAATTTTATCAGACAGTGTGGATGCGTTATGCATTTTACCACCCTTACCATCAAAAGTCATTTTACATGGAACTGAACCTACAGAATCCCATAGAAATAATAGGTCGTAATCCAATTCACCTTTTTCCTGTGCATCCAACAATTCATTAATGTAATCAGTAATTTGTTCAATATACTGAAAATCGTTATTGAATAGGAAAAATCCGTCCCATTCTATTTCACCCGTTTCTTTATCAACAGTTTCTTCACATTCCATACCTAATAACCTAGCATGTGTAAAATCCCATTTCTGTTCTGTAATTAGTAGAACCGGTAAAATTTCTTTTCTTTGTGCATCAATAGCTGTTTTAACTAAAGCTGTTGTCTTTCCGGTGTCTGTATGACCCAAAAACATATTAATATGTCCCATAGCTGGTCCTGGAATACCAGAAGCGTCTAAGAAAGCTTCACCCAAATCAAAAAATCGGTCTGGTTTGTATGTCGCTTTCTTAGAGAACTTTTCCTTAATATCTTTAAAACTTTTTTTCTTTAATGCCATTTTCTAATGATTAAAATGGTAAATCTTCGTCAACTTTTTGGTTCTCTTGTGGGTCGGTACTAGAGTTTGTGTTTCCCATGTCAACACTTTCTGAACTACCGTAAACATATTTCCCTAAATTACTATCCCACTCTGGTGTTTCACCTTTAGATATAGCTTCTAAATATTCAACTGGTTTCTGAGAATAAACATCTCTCCACTCTTCAGTGTTTGATAACCATTCAGTTGAAGTTGCTTCATTACCATTTAAAGGCCCTTTATCATCAGCCATAATAGTAGATACCGAGGTATACGTTCCATTACCGTTTGGTGTTGGTACAGCTTTTAAGATTAGTGTTAGGTCCCTTCCTTCTTTAGGGTCTGTAACATCACCTCTCTTTTGGAATAATGGGATTAATTTATCCATAATACCATCTCCTCTATAATTGTGTTTAAATCTCCAGAATTTAACACCGTCCTCTTCGTTATCTCTATCTACAACTTTAACAATATAAAATTTCTTAGAACGGTATTGTCTTGCCAACTCTTTGTCCTGTTGGTTACCTGTTAATTTTAATGCGTCCTCTACTTCATTAAGTGGACTTCTTTCTCCGGTTCTTGAACCGTCCCCGTTTTTACCTGGGTCATAAATCTTTTGCCATCTACCTTGTACCTGAATTTCATGAAACCATACCTCTTTAAATGGTGATGTACCATCCGATGTAGGCAGGATACGTATTGTTTTCTCACCATCTTTAGTTCCTTTAGGTAAAAATGTAGCAAAGTATTTCTTTAATCTTTCTTCGTTGCTCACGAATTTCTTTTTTTCTGAACCACCTTGTGAATTTTTTTCATATTGGCTCAAGATTGCGTCTAAACTACTCATACTTTAATTTTTTTTTTAGTTAATATATTAATTCTTTCTCGTTTAATAGTAACACTCTTTTAGTGATAAGTCAACTATGTAAGTGACCAATAAACTTATTATAATTGTAAAAAAATAAACGCATAAAAAAAAGCGGTTGCCCACTTTTTTTATATAAATTAAATTTCTATTTATTTGGTTGGTGTCCTAGAACTTTAAATTCTTCACTATCTTCTTCTTGTTCTGGTGTTGGTTTGTCGAAACTAGCTTGTATATCTTTATCATTATACTCGTCAGCATCTTCTTGTGTTAAGACGTATTCTTTACCAAATCCTCTGTCTTCCAGTTCCTCTTTCTTTCTATCCCAAAACTCTAATGGTTTTTCGCTAAAAGGTCCACTATCTAAAGACCTCATTTCCAACCTTTCTATTGGTGTGGGTGGTATGTTGTCCTCAATTTTTTGTTCTAAATCATCAATGGATTGTGTTATTGTATCAATAGTGGATAATTTGGATGACAAATCGTCAATCTTAGAAACTAACGCCCCTATCTTATCACTTTGTGTGTCTAAAGATTCTTTAGCTTCTCCAGCTTTTTCTTCTGCGTCCTTAGCCATAGTAACTAAATCAGTAACATCAATTTCTTCAGAATCACCAGACGGTTCTTCATCACCTAACCCTAAATCATCATCACCTAACCCTAAATCGTCATCACCTAACCCTA